GTAAATCTTCAGGATTTATTGAAATAAAGCTATTATTTTGCTCAGAGGAATCAATATATTCAATAATAGATTCATCTAGAACATTATTTGAGAAATAATCATCCCATTTTAATTTATTTGTTTTAATCTTATAATTAGTATCATTTGTTATTAGAAGTTTATTATTCTTAACTTTATAAACGGGTCTAGTTAATCTACCTGCATCATTACAAATAATTATTTCTTTTTCTGCATAATTAAACACAATGCTAGTATAAATATTCAGTATACTTTGATACTTTTTTGTTTTTAAATATTTATAAAATTCATAAGGTTTTTCTACTATACCTATCCAATTACCATTAACTATAATTTTTATCTTTCCAAAAAGTTCTTTCGGAGTTAAATTATCTAGAGGTATAATATAATCTTCTATTACATCATAAATTATTTGCGACGCACTAGCAATTGTAATATGTGCAAGATAAGCTATATTTTTTACAACACCTACACTTTGGCCTTCTGGACTCTCTGCACAGCAAATATACCCCCATTGTGTATTATGTAATTTACGAGGAGGTATAAGTTTACCACTTTTATCAATAGGTGTATTAATTCGTCGTAAATGACTTAAACTAGATATATATGTTAACCGACTTAGTACCTGTGCAACACCTACTTTATTTGAATTTGTATTTTTAATACCAAAATCACCTGTTGCTAGAGCTCTTTTCAATCCATTTTCAATTGTAGTAGATTTTATAATTTTATAAATATTTGTTGTATTAATAATATTTTTATAATTTTCTGTAGATTTCCATGAACCATTATTAATTTCACGCACAATTTGTTTTTGCATATCTTTTACAAGTTTATTGAAATAATTTCTATATAAATTATTTAATAATGCTCCGGTTAAATCTAATCTTTTATTTTTATATGAATCTCTATCTTCTACTTTTCTCCAACCAAAACTAGTTTGTAATAATTTATTAACCATTAATCCCAAAAAGTAAATTTTTTGTGTTTTTGTTTTACAATGTGGAAATAAATCATTGTTTAAAACATTTTCGGTAAATTCTTTCTTTTTTTGTATACCTTCTTCATAAGACATATTAATGGGTGTATACATTGCTTGATTTATAATATATTGTAAAGAATTTTCTTGTGTATTATATTTTTGTGATTCAACAATAGAAGCTCTAAGAGCAAATAGCATTTTTTTTAAATCTTTATTTTCAATATCCAGAATAATATAATTACAAATTTCTTTATCAGATAAAATATTAAGAGCTCTAAAAACTAAAAATAAAGGAATAGGTACTTTTATTCTTGGAATTTGAACATATATTGGATGACCAAACCCATTATTTTTTGTAGCTATCAAAACATTTATTTGTTTCGGTGAAATACATTTACCATCGGGTATCGATTTTACTTCAGAAAGCCAAGACCATTTATTATTATTTTTTTTTACACAAAAACACATAATATTATTTTCTGCGGATCTTTCTTGTGCTAGACAAGTCTTTTCCGAACCATTAATTATAAAATAACCCCCTCCATCAAATTTACATTCTCCAGTAATATTATTATCAAGATGATTATATTGATTTAATACGCATATACTTGATTTCAACATTATTGGTAACTTTCCTATATGAATTCCAGGTAGCTTTTGATACATATTTTCTATTTTTTCTAAATTTTTTCCGGACCTTTTAATTATTTGTATGTTAATATCTATAGTCATGGCTGACGCATATGTAAAATTTCTTAATCTAGCTTCTTGTGGAAACATAATTTTTGTAGCTCCATTGTTTTCATGAATTTGTGGACGATAAATTTTAAAATTTGTAAATGTGATATTCATTTCTAACGAATATAATCCGGTATTTATATCTTTGTCGTGTTCAGACCGTATATTAACAACGTTAAACATATTAATTGTTTTTTTTATTTGATTATTTACAAAATTATCATATGATTCTATTTGGTGCCTAACTAATCTTTCAAGATGATGATCTTTAAAATATGATTCAATAATTTTCCAATTTATTTTCTTTTGAGAAAGTAAACTATGTCGTTCCATTTTTAACATATTAATTTAATGTTATTATCTATTTCAATTTACCTCTAAATTCTTTTTTAATTTATATGCAAATATATATATGAGTAGTAATAATGATATTTCAAATAATATAAGTAATTTATTTTCTAATAAAATAAAAGATATTTCAAATTCATCATTAAATTTAAACGATATTACAAAAAACATAGAATATATTCATAAATTACTATTAGAAGATTGTAAGAAAGAAAATATTAAAATAAATAATCTAAAAAATAATAATAATTATAAAAACAATATAAATTTTAAACAAACAATTAAAGATATACTGAAAAATATGAGTGATAAACGCAAAACAAACAAAACAAAATATTTTTCAATTTTAACAAATTCGATGGATAATAAATATATAACTAATAATTTAGACGTTAAGGAAAAAAGTTTAGTTAAATATAAATATAAAAATACTAATAAAACTTCTATTAACAATTATCGAAAAGAACTAGATTCCAATTTTAACAGGCTTTTAAATACTACAAATATGTTTAGATATCATACAACAGATAATTTATTTACTAAAACAAGATTGAATAATATATATATACCATCACCAAAGGTTAGTCCTCATCCTCCTATTCCTATAAAAAAAACATATGTAACTATAGATACTGAAATAAACAACTTAGATGATTTAATTAAACTTACAGAAAAATATCCTTTAAAATTTGATGTAGTATACAATATTAATATGGAAGCAATACATAATATAAAAAAACCTGTTATAGAGTTAAAAAACATGATAGGTATGAATAAATTAAAAAGTGCGATATTAGACCAAATTTTATATTTTATACAAGAATTCCATACTCATAGTAAAAATAATGATTTTATGCATACAGTTATTTATGGCCCACCCGGAACAGGAAAAACAGAAACAGCAAAAATAATTGGTAAAATATTTAGTAATTTAGGTATACTTAAAAATAAAACATTTACAAAGGCTACTCGTGCAGATTTAATAGCAGGATATTTAGGTCAAACTGCACTAAAAACTCGAGATGTGATAGAAAAATCTATAGGGGGAGTACTTTTTATTGATGAAGCATATGCATTAGGTAATGTTGAAAAAAGAGATTCATTTGCCAAAGAATGTATAGATACATTATGCGAAGGATTAAGTGACCATAAAGATAAATTAATGGTAATTATTGCAGGATATGAAAATGAATTAAAAAATTGTTTTTTTGCTTATAATCAAGGTTTGGATTCTAGATTTACATGGAGATTTAATACCGACGATTATGATTATAAAGAGCTGTTTTTAATTTTTAAAAAAAAAGAAGATGAAATAAATTGGAAATTACATAAAAATATAAAAGATGTATGGTTTGAAAAAAAAATGGATTATTTTAAATTTTATGGTAGAGATATAGAAACTCTTTTAGCAAAAACAAAAATTTCCCATGGACGCAGAGTATTTTGTTTAAAATCTGAAGAAAAAACTATAATTACATTAAAAGATTTAGATAAAGGTTTCGAAAGATTTTTAGATAATAGTGAAGTAAAAGAACGAAAAAATGATATTTCAAAACAATTATTCAAACATATGTATATGTAATAGTTAAAATATATATTAAATTTTCTTTTTATTTTTTAATATGAGTAAAAAGATCTCTATTAATCCTGATTTTTTTAAAATTTCTGGTTCAAAAAAAAAAAATAAAAAATCAAAAAAATTTAAACCGGTATTTGATAAAAAAAAGATTAAACCAAACGATATTAGAAAAAAATTAATACAAAGAGTTAAGGAACATCAAAAAAAAGAAAAGGATAAAGAGTTGGAAAAACAACACGATAAGGTTGAAAAATTTCAAAATAATTTTGAAGAAACTATCAATTATTTAGAATCTGTTGTTAAAAAAAGAAAAAAAGATAAAAGGCAAAAAAAACAAAACAAAACAGTTAAAAACAAAGATAGAATAACTGAAAATGCTCAGTTAAATATGGGATCAAATATACTTATAGATTTACAACCAATGCATAACAATGCGGATATTAATACCAATAAATCTAATATTAATAATAGTGACCCGCCTTATGGATGTTTAAAAGGTGGAAAGAAACCTACATTTAGACAATGGAGAAAAACACTAAAAAATAATAATAAGGACAAAGTTCCAATTAAACAATCTTTAAGTGATAATATAGATTTTAGTTTTGAAAAAGAAACAAATAAAGATAGAATTCAAAAACTTGAAAATATTAAACGCAAAATTAAAAAAGAAAAACGAGAAAAAAGAAAAATTAAGACAAAAACAATAAAGAGAAGTATTATATTGGGGAAAAAAGATGGTTTTGTAAGTGTTTTAGTTAAAAATAAAAAAACAAGAAAAAAAATACAACGTGAAGTAAACATTTTAAAAAAAAAGGGTATTCAAGAAGTTAAGGATTATTTGAGAAGGCATAATTTAATTAAAATTGGTTCAAATTCTCCAGAATATGTATTAAGGAATATGTATGAAAATGCATATTTATCCGGTAATGTTTTAAATAAAAATAGCGATATTCTTTTACATAACTGGCATAAAGATAGTGACAATAATCAATAGTAATGACAAATTATGGGTGTGATTATCAGTATTTTCATAATACGATTTGCGAATTTAGTCTAGAATATTTTATTGCGTACTGTTTTTTTTTAGTTTTTAATGTATTTGGTTTTTTTTTGATTATATTAAATGTATTTAGTATTAATTTTGGAGTAAATAGTAATTCAATGAAATTTATTTTTGGAATTACATGGATCATCATATCATGTTTTTTTTCGCGACTATTTTGTATAAAAAAAATAGACACTGTTGAAGAAGAGACACCTTTATTCAAGTCAGAATTCACAGTTCTATAAAAGATATCCAAAACTGTATTAAAAGGGCATTGACAAATTATATTTATTAATGCCCAATAAAGGTAAGAAACCTGAAAAAGATTGTAGAATGATTGCTGCTTATTTTAAAACTTTAAAAAATTATTATGAAAAATATGGAGAGAAAACCATACTTTTATGGCAATGTGGAGGATTTTTTGAAATTTATTGCGTTGAGGACCCCGAAACTGGTGAGCGATTACTTAGTCGATTTGATGAATATCTTGAAATAACTCATATGAATAAGGCAAAAAAAAATCTAACTTATTCATGTAATGGAAAAGAAATGTCGGTATACATGGCCGGATTTAAGGCAGACGACTATTTTTTAAATAAATATACAACCATTCTTGTAAACGAAGGGTTTACTGTAGCAGTATGGCATGAAACAGGTCTTAATTCAAAAGGAAGTAAAGACCGTGCAGAATTACACGTATTTTCACCAGGGACAAATTTTACAACAGAAAATAAAAAGGAAGATACCAATAATATTGCGTGTTATGTTATTA